GTGCCTGCAAAAGCGCTTTGGCATCATTCCAGATGTAACAGACCATGATTACATCACCAACAGTTATCATGTCGTGGTTCGTGAGCATATTGATGCATTCAAGAAGCTGAAGTTTGAGTCTGAGTTTCAGCAGCTGTCTCCAGGAGGAGCGATTTCTTATATTGAATGCCCGAACATGACCAACAACATCCCCGCTGTGATGAGTGTCATCAAATACATCTACGACACTATTATCTACGCAGAGCTGAACATCAAGTCTGATTATTGTCAGGTTTGTGGTTATGACGGCGAGATTAAGATTGTTGAAGATAACGGCAAGCTCGTTTGGGAATGCCCGAACTGTGGTAATCGTGACCAGAATAAACTGAATGTCGCCCGTCGCACCTGCGGATTTATTGGCACTCAGTTCTGGAATCAGGGTCGCACTCAGGAAATTCGAGATCGAGTAGTTCACCTGAGCGATAACTAAACAAAGGATGAAATATGGATACTACACAACAGATTTTAGAGCGAGATTGGGATAATGGTTTTGTTAAAAAGATGCAGAATCGTATTTTGGTATCTCATTATAAATATGGTTGGATGAATCAAACATATCCAGACTTGGCTCAAGCTGTAAAGGAAATTTATCCAAGAGTCAAAAAGTATTTAGAGACAGGAAATACAGAATGGCTCATTGATGCTGCTAATTTTGCAATGATTGAGTATTTGCATCCTAGTGTTGTTGGAGCGCATTTCAAAGGAACGGATAGCGAAGAGTCTCCGGGACTGACAAGTGGAATCAGCTACAAAGAACTCGAAGAGAGTATGAAGTAAAATTTGAATATAAGTGGTGGGTTGGTGGGATTATTTATGAAAGAAATCATTGTTTTCTTTGTGATTGTATGGGTTATCTCCTATTACATTCTAAAAGACAACTATAAAGATTAAGGAGATACTTATGAAAAAGTTTATGGCAATTTTCGTTGCATTCCTCATTGCAGTTGGTGCAGTGCTTTGCACCGAGCGAGTACATACTGGTTATGTTGGTGTTATTTATTCCGCAAAGGGTGTTGAACAGCAGACTATCTCTCAGGGCTGGCATTTTATGAGTCCTCTGAAGCATGTGTCTGAGTTTCCGATTACTCAGCAGCGAGTGGTATTTTCTAATGCTCCGTCCGATTATGGCGCAAAGGAACACGCAGACTGGCATATCGACGCTCCTGCAAATGGCGGTACGATTGCAATCAACCTGACCGTCAATTATAACTTCCTGCCGGAGCATGTTGTTGAACTGTATACCAAGTTTGGCGGCATGGACGGCGAGAGCCTGATGGAGAGTAAGATCCAGAACGATATTATTGCTTATGTCAAGGAAGTTACTCCTCAGTTCAGTGTTATGCAGATTTATTCCGATGATCGTGCAGGTGTCAATACTGCAATCACCGACTATTTGAATGAGAAGCTGACCGCAGAATATGGAATCAATGTCTCTTCCGCACTGATTGTTGACGCACAGCCTGACGATACCCTAATGCAGAAGATTCGTGCCAAGGAGCAGGCAAAGCAGGATGCAGAGATTGCAGAACTGAATAAGCAGACTGCTCTGGCTCAGGCAGAGACTGATAAGGTTAAGGCACAGACGGAAGCCGATGTTAAGATGATCGAAGCACAGGCCGAGGCTGATGCAAATAAGGTGCTTTCCGAGTCTATTACTCCTGAGCTAATTCAGATGAAGGAAGCAGAAGCTCGTCTGAAGCATGGTTGGGTTACCGTACAGGGTGCAGATACTGTCGTTACCAAGGGTGAATAAGTAATACATTATTGAAAAAATAAGAACAGGGTGGGTTGGTGGGACTATGAGGTTAATATTATATGGTTTACGGAATTAAAGATGCTCCGCGTGATAAGTATCTGTGGTGTACTGGATATCGTTTCGACAAAACTAAGGCAGGTATTAACTGCAAGCCTTGTTATGGAAAAATCAAGGATAAGGATGATGGTAATAGTATTTTTACTGTAATGGGCAAAAAAGACATTACTGTTCTGCAAAATGGTAAGAGCCGTGGATACTCTTTCTCTGACGATTACGAAGACGCCGTTCGTACATTTAATATTGCGGTTATTATTTATGAAACCGAATACGAAGATAAACTTAACAAAATCAAGAGTGCAAAAATTGAGGTAAAGAAGTAAACGAGGCTTTATAAAATGAAAATTTTTGAAAGAAGGTGATTAACATAAACGCATGGAAGAAATTCTTTAAGGCACTTGGTTCTTTTCTTGGAATCATTCTGATTTTTGTGGCTACATATTTTATCTCGTGGATTACCACGATCGGTATTATCTGGCTGATTTTTAAGCTGCTGAATATTATGTTTACCATCAAAGTAGCAACCGGTATCTGGCTGATACTGATTTTGCTTGAATGTTTTATCAAAGGTAGCCGAGGTAAATAAATAAACTAGTAGGGTGGGTGTGGTGGCATGAAAGGAGCTATATGGATTATTGGTCTGTTGAAGTAATGTATTACGATGATGGGAATCAGGCATTCAATACATATATGGTAAAGGCGCAGGATCAGAATGACGCTATGAATAAGGCACATCATCGCTTTGAGAAGGCGCATCCTAACATGAACTGCATGATTCACAACGCAGAAAAGGCAGGTGGCTGAGGTGGAAGACGATAGCGTTATCTATGAAAACATCAATTCCAAAGACGATGATGAAAAATTTGTTCTAGCGCCTTGGGGTTGCCTTAATTGTGCATTCAAGGATTTCGGTTTAAAACTTCCTAAAATCTCCAGAAAGATGGCAGAAGCTTTAATGGATGATTTCTTTGAAATTATGGAAATGTCCGGCATTATAGAGAGGGAAAATGAACCTTGATAAAAGTGCCGTTTTATCGTAAAATTCTATCAAATTTATAACGTAGATACGTTAAATAACAGGAGACAAAATGAAGAAGTGGACAGAAAAGCTGCTTGAAGCTGAAGGATACGAGATCCGAAATGCACAAATCAAGAATGTTAGCCTTAACATGGCCGATCATGGAGTTTTGACTTCTGATTTGACGTTGGATGGTCATGGATGGGGCGTTTGCTATGGAGGATATGTTCTTGGTAAAGGATATGTAGGAGCAAAAACTTTCAAAGGATATGCTTCTGGTATGGAAGCCATCATGCGAATCATGGACACTGTTGGCTGCGATAAGTACGAGAACATGAAAGACAAGTATATCCGTGTGGCAACTAAAGGCTGGGGTAGTACAGTAAAAATTATCGGCAATATTCTTGAGGATAAGTGGTTTGATTATGAATCTTTCTTTGATGATATGAAAAACGACACTGCCGATGATAAGGGTACTGAGGTAATATGGAGAAGAAATACGTAAAAATCTTTAAATGCCGTGGATGCAATCGCGATATCATTAAAAATGATGTTGATTTATCTATTGCTGAGAAATGGACTCTTTCAGGAATGTTTCAAGATGGGTGTAAACCCGTTGAAGTGTCTGGCGGGTCTAGGCTTTCTGGACAGAACAAATTCCTGCTTCATCGGTGTGATCCAGAGAAGCTTTGTATTTGTGATTTCATTGGATGGAAAGAAATCGAGGCTAAAAATGATTAACAATCCTTTTGCAGAAAAAGGTATTATTGCCTGCCAGTGCTGTGGCAGCGGTGAATATCTCTTTAATGAAGATGGTAACCGTAATGGTTACTGTGGTAACTGCGGAGCTAGAATCGACTGGCCGGAAGTAGAGTTAGATGACTGGAATATCCCAGCGGTGAATCTCCCAAAACTTTGTAGCACCGTTATGGCAAAATACGGCGAGAGAGAAGTTAAAGTGTGGTACTCAAAATATGGCAATTGGATGCCTGACGGCGTGATGACGTACTTGAAGTCACCTGATTATTGGCGTTATTTAACGGAGAACGAGCATGAAGAAAGTAACACTTGAACTTCTGGTTGATGAAAACGGAGACGAGGACATCAACCCCATTAAAGGCGACATCTGCGATAGACTCGAGCGTTGTTATCATAATATAAAGATGGTTTCATACGAAGAAGAAAGCATCGATGCACGATGGTTTTGCGCGAAAGACGTAACTCCTCCAGTCCCAGAGCACGGAATGTGTTCAGAGGATGTCATCATAAAATACAAGGACGGAACAGAAAGCGTTGCGTGCATCACATTTAATGGTGAGTGGTATGATACTGATTATTATGAGGTTGCTGATACGGTAGTATATTGGCGCTACATGACGGAGAGAGAAACAAAGCTTGACAAAAAGCTAAGAAATTCCAAATTTCAGTAAAATTATTTGACGCATTATCGCAATAAATTTATAACAAATTTTGATAGAATTCCGCTTTTAACAGAAAGGAAAGGTATGTTTAAGACTTTCAAAAATACTGCCGTATGCGTATTTCTAGCAGCGATTATACTGACTGGATGCTCTTGTGAAACTGACACTAATGGCAATGTTGAAACTGGAGATTTTAACTGGTGTTATCAAATTCGTGACACTCCACTTGTATACGATAAAGATACCAAGATTATGTACTATCGAGAGTATAGATTTGGAATGTGCCCTTATTATAATGAGCACGGTCAGATGTGCTACTACGTTGATGGTCAGATTATTCCTGTCGAGGAGGTGCTAATCGATGCTGACTGAGATTGCTTGGCTTATGACCAAGGCTTATATTATTTTGATTTTCACCGCAGCAACAATTCGCTCTGAGCAGATTCTATATGATGCCTCTACATATATTTTTCGAGGTGATAAGAAAAATGGAATGTGTGGCTGCATTGCGCTGAATATTTTTATCATCGTATGTGCAAGTATGTGGATGAGGTTTATTTGAGATGGGATATTTTGAAGATTATAGCTGGTGTGAACCAGAGGCAGAGTCTCAGGCTGACCAAATTGTATCTAGCGCAATTGAGCAACTAAAAAATCTTGTTTCTGATAGCGCTAAGACTACCATGAAAGAATATCAAGACTTGGAAACGAGAAAAATTAAACTTCAGCGTGAAGTCAATGAGCTTGAATACAAAAAACATAAGTCCGAAGAAGAACTTAAAGACCAGATTGCTTTATATAAGCGAATGGATGAACATGATTTGCCAAAAGGCTTTGTAAATAAAATCGTTGGTGCGTTGATTGGTGATTTCAAAATTGGAGACGATGCTTGGACAATAGAAGCCAAGTATAAGAGTTACGAGTGTCCATTATGTCATGGAAAAGGAGTTGTCTCTATAAAAATCAATGGAAGTATAGACCGTGATATTAAATGTCCTGAATGTAACGGATATAAAAGAGTCTCAAATCTTTCCTACTATGCACAAAAAAGAAAGATTGCAAGATTTGATATAAGGCTTAATTTTAATAATCTTAACCAAATGTGGGTAGCCGATGAAGATCACATTCTTTTTTGCGACGGAGATTATAACAGGTGTGCAAATGGCCTTTATAAAACTGAGCAGGAAGCAATTGATGCAGCCGCTAAGAAGAACGCAGAGGTGAGTAAGTGAATTACGCTAAAATCGTTCCATGTGATATAGCGAATGGCGAAGGAGTGCGCGTCACATTGTTCGTACAGGGTTGTGACCATCACTGCCCCGGCTGTCAGAATCCTACCACATGGGACCCGAATTGTGGTCAGCCATTCACAGATGAAACGCTTGATAAAATTGTAGATTTACTTCGACCTGATTATATTCAGGGGCTGACGCTCACTGGTGGAGACCCACTGTATCAAGAGAACAGGGAGATGATTTGCAAAATTCTAATAAGAGTCAGACACGAGTTTGAAGGAAGCAAAGACATTTGGATGTGGACTGGATATACATGGGAAGAATTGATTCAACAGGCGGCAGAAGAATTGAAATATCAAACTATTCCGACAACGGTAACAATTATTCGAAACATAAACGTGCTAGTCGATGGCCCATATATTGAATCTAAACGAGATATCTCTTTGCCGTACATGGGGAGTTCCAATCAACGTGTAATCGGCTGTAATAAGAGTTTTGCTTTACGAAGACCAGTCCTTTGGTGGACTCCAGAAGAGAAGAAAGGAAAATAATATGGATTTAGGAAACGCAACTACTGATCTTGGCTATGGCATGAGTCGGATGCCGTATCGCCCCAGCATTAAAATCAACAAATTGCACGACGATGCTCATCTGCCGACTTATGGTTCTGCAAATGCTGCTTGTGCAGACCTGTACGCCTATATCGGTTTTGATGACGCAACGATGGTAAACAAGAATGGTGATCGCTGCATTATGATTCAGCCGCATGAGACCGTTAAGGTACATACTGGTTTACGGATGGCTCCGCCGGAAGGTTGGTATGTCGCTATCTATGCTCGCAGCGGTCTAGCAACCAAGCAGGGTTTAGCCCCTGCAAATAAAACAGGGATTTGCGATCAGGATTATCGTGGAGAATATATTGTGGCACTACATAATCATTCTAACATCCCGCAGATGATTACTCATGGTGACCGCATTGCTCAGATGGCAGTTGTTCCGTTCTGGCAGGCTGATTTTGAAGAAGTTTCCGAATTGGACGAAACTGAGCGTGGAGCCGGTGGGTTTGGATCTACTGGTAAACAGTAATCGAGGTGTTTATGGGAAAGACGATTGATACGTCCGAGCTTCTGTATCGGATGGGCAAGTACGCAGAAATCGATGTTGAAGAAGAAAAACATGATGCGTTTATGCATTTCATGCTTCTTTTGACACGCACAATTGAAAAGATGCCGAATGCTGCATTGACTCATAAAAATCCGATTGATGATGAGATTATGGAAAATCAGTACGAGCTGACGAACGCAATCTCACTGGTAACTGGCCGCACTCGAAACGACGGCTGGTATCTAACTTGGATTGGCATGACAATGAAAATCGTGCATCTGAAGATCGGAGAATCAGCTGGTTTCCGATACATCAAAGATAATGATGGACATGATTATCCGGGCGCAATGCACACATCTTGTGTTGTTGATTATTACATCTCAAGTGACAAGAAAAATGTTATTGTCCAGACTGAGAATACAGTTTATAAGTTTGAAAAGATCGAGGAGAATTAAATTATGGCTAAATATTTTTACGTTTACAATATCGCTGGTGTCGAAGATTCTGTTGTGAAGATGTTTAACACTGATACTGGTGCAATGGGCGAGAAGAGTGTCAAGAAGGATCGCATGGATGGTTTTATTGATGGTATCAAGACGAGCGGCTTTGTTTTGAATAAGGAGCTGGCAGAGGCTGACGTTGCAGAGGCCGAAGCAAAGCGTGTCCTTGCAGAGAAGATGACTTCTTATCAGGCAGCTCGCGATGACTATCACAACAAGAGTGAGACTTTGAAGAAGGTCAAAGCTAAGTACGGCATTAAGTAAGGAGAATACATAATGTACGATAGATACACTGGGCGCAAAGGCGTTGCTTTGGAAAATCTCATGGACGAAGATTGGAAAACTGCACTTGCCTTACACAAGGAAGATATCCCAAAAGGTGCTGAGGTGTATATTCAAAAGATGATTCAAAATCTTTATGGATGTTATCTTGTGGTTAAGTATAATAATTCTGTTTATTATGTTAAACCAGAAGGTATTAAGCTGATTTGAGGTATGTATGAAGTATTACACTGTCGAATCTCATTACGAGAAAGAAGCTCCATTTGGAATTGCATGGCAAGTAAAGCTGTTTGACGGGCATACGCTTTTGGAAGAGTACAATCACATCTTCTATAACGAGATTGCTGGCTACTGCAAATGCCTTGAGGATATGGGGTTTATCGAGAATGTCGAAGTGAAACTGGACATCGAAAGCGAATTGAAGAAGCTACAGGATTTCCAAAAGAGTATCGATGAAATCACGGCGAAGGCCGCGATGCTGGAAAATCCTGCAAAAAGTGTAGAAACACCTTCAATTAGAACGAAATATTCATTCTGGTAAAAGGTAAATTTTACGGAGGATTTATGGAGGGGAATGAAATCGGTTTCCTGCAAGCGACAGACGGAATTTACAACGTAGATATTGGCGTAAGAGTCTCGAATGGCTCTGTTGAACTTGCATATTATAGTGATGCTCCAGATATGGAATTGAGCTCTGCAACACTTACAAAAGAAAAGACAAAGACTTTAATTTTGTATTTGATATATGCACTTGAGCAATTAGAGTAAATATGTTTTATGGGTGGGTGGGAGGAATAAAAATCATTATGCATAAGACTGATAGTTTGAAAAATCCAGTAATCGTATTTCCATGCAAGAACTGTGGTTGTACAACTAAGATTCGAGTAGCTTCTTTTGAAAATCCTGATTTGGATATTCCTGAGAATAATGTGATTGCGTGCTATAGATGTAGAGCAGAAGTTGCTGGATCTGAGTTTATTTCTTGGAAAGAAGCAACTAAAACTATTTTTACCGTGGAGGTGCCAGATGGCGATTAAAATTATTCAACATAAACAGACTCCAAAAGAACTTGCATATCATTTTAAATGTGGTTGTGGTTGTGAATTTTGGTCTGATTCAGAAGGTGTTCTGTCTGCGAAGTCATTGAATGTGGTTTTATTTTATCAAACACAATGTCCAGAATGCGGCAGTCGTGTAGAGAGCCACGACGAACCGGTTCTGCGAGAAGAAATTTTTGGAGAATAAAGAATGGCTGTACGAATTGAAGTTCATGGTAAAGAAAGAGTAAAAATAAAATATGCAGTAGAATTTAGGTGCTCTAGCTGCAGTTGCGAGTTTTGGGTGGATGCGGATTCTCTTGGAGAGTTCAAACCAGCTAATTGTTGTGATTTGAAATACAACTGCCCTGAATGTAATTCTAGTTCTTATCCGATTGATATTATGGAGAACAGCCGTATCTTTAATGAACACAAGTGGAAACCTATATTTTGGCAGATTATCGAATCTCCGTTTCATCGGTATTGCAGAATTTTCGATAAAGAAAAATAATGTATTAGCGACAGTTTATTTTTAAGAATGTATGTTCTAAAATGTGGTGAACGTAATGGAAGTTTGGGAATTAAATCTTCTGCATGATGGGGATATAAAACGAATATGTATGTGCTCTAACGAGCAGCCATTATTCGAAATGGCAGTCGATATGGCATTTAATTTATTTACAGAAATAAATGAATGGCCGCTTAAACAAGAACATTGCCATGCTTCCGTAAATGTAAACGTACATCTTCGTTCTATTTTTGTGAAAATCAGTACGCAAAACGATAATACAGTTGAACTCTGGGAGTATAAATGGAAATGTATTTATAAAGAACCTCATGAAAACAAGTCTAGTGACACCTTACTTCAGGAAGTTGTTTCTCGTGTACGAGACATTCCAAAACTATTTTATGATTGGGCAGAGAATTTCTGCTGGAAAGCGAGAAAAAATGGCTATTTGCAGTAAATGCCTACATAAAGAAGTATGCGTTTTTAGGAAGCGAACAAGAGATAGTTGCGCCGAATCTTGCGAAGACTTTCTCGGTTGGGTCAAGGTCATGAATGAGCGTCCGATCCCTTTAAAAGACAACGTTGTAATAAGCGATTATGGTTTGTCATTTATTGGATATTATGATTACAATAAAAGAGATCGAGAACACTTTTGCGATGCAAACACACTTGAAAAAATTTATGAATGTCCATCTTACTGGCTGAAAGGACTTGATTTACATGAGCAGGAAAAAATCGCTAACAAAGAATACGAGTGTAGGAAATCCAATATGGGACAAGTATGAAATTGTGAGAGTCTCTTTTGACACATCAGATAATCCAAACAAGAAGTTCTTCAAGCCGGTTTACATAATGCCGGATGGAGACGTCGTAGCTTGCGATGGGACTCACAATTTCAATTATGATCCTAACAAAGAAATTCAAATTGTTCCAAAGGAATCTATCCCATTTTATGGCAAGCCAACAGAGCCTGCTGTTTATTGTGATGATGATGGCAACTGTGTGGATGTTGACGGTAATCCTCTCGGTATGAAATGGGACGACTTTATGGAGAAACAATTCCGAACGGTAAATAAATAACGTATTATCGCTATAAAAATTAGAAAATAATACGGTAAAACTAGACTTTTATGAGGTGACTTATGGGTGACTTTGCATTTTGTAGTACATTCACAGAAGACTATAAACTATTTTTAGAGAAAATTAAGAATGGCACTCTTACGGAAGAAGAACTAATAGAGTTTGATAAAAAATATGGCTGCAAATTAGAATACACTTATTATGCAGATCAAACGCCTGAATATCTCAGACATCTTTTTAAACAAAAGAAAAGTATCTATAACAATCCAATCATTAAAAGTCGGTAACGTAAATGGTAAATAAAGATTTTTCAATCGAAAAGAATCACTGGGAAATACAAAATCCAGAATGGGAAAAATATTCTCATTTCATCTGCACTAAAGACCATTATTGGACTGGTGTACACGGTATCAGCAACTATTTTCTTCAATATAAGAATTTTGGCAGAAGTAAACCAGTCGAACGATTTTCTGTAGAATGGCCGAACTTCGTAAAGCACATGTGGTTTATCCATTGGCGTGGCCCATGGGATTATATTTTTGCTTCATATAAATTATCCGAAATCAAACGATTTTTAGAACTTGATATTGACGCTATTAAAAAGAACCATTGGCCGGATGGCCGCTGCACTTGCTACAGTATTTATGACTACGTGACGAAGAAATGGTACTATTTTAAAATCGAAAATTTGGGAACATTTTATGGATGCACGTGGCCGTTGGGTGATGATACGGGGGATGTGATTAGTTGTGACTAAACAAATAGGCTATTATAAATCCGACTGGTACATTATGGGCATTGATGGAAAATATAACAAAGCCTGTATCTCGCATACAGAATCGCAGCTTCGATATACAGTTCCAAGGTCGCCAGAATGGACAATCAATGGATTGGGTTTTGCTTATCTTAGAGAACATGGATTTGAAGATTATCCTGAACTTTATGGTATTGTATTCTATGATATGGAGTGGTGGCGACGAAAACGCTATCCGGGTGACTTTTATGTAGAAATACCGATTTGCGATTTGTGCGGAGATGCCTTTCATTTAAAATGGCGTTGTAAGGAATTTCGTGTACATCAATGGTCTTGCTTGCGTAAAGAAACAAAGTGGGTGAAAGGCAGAAGTAACTACACTATTTATGAGCTTGCCGATAAGTTGCCACACGAAGAATTTATAGAATATCTTAAAGACAACGGTATCTATATTGTAAACGAAGGTGGTATTGAACTTGGATGATAATAACGAAAAACTCACTCTTGGAGAAAAGATCTTGTTTTTGACAGTCGGTGTGCTCATTACTCTTATTGTTGGATATTTTGTATGGGCGATTGGCGACGGTATCTATCGTCATTATAATCCGATTAAGTGGACTGCCACTATTGAAGAACTGGAACCGGGTATCTATGGATATACATCCACTACGGTATCTAATGTCCCAGCAGAAAATTATGAGATGCTTACGGTTCTTTGTAATGGCACATACATGAATATCAAAGGCCATGTACAGATTGTGTACGATAGCAATACTCCGTATATCGAATATAAGTCAACCAATACTGTTAATGCTGACTCTGTAATAATTCATGTTCAAAAAGGACAGATTAAAAATAATGGAGTTAGTACAGTAACGAGGTGATTTTTATGGAAGAATTAGGGCTTTATAAAGACCAAACAGAATATTATAAAAGATCAATCGAAGATCTACTGCACCATTATACTGATAGCTGTGGCATGTGTACGGTTAATTTAGATTGCAGTGAATGCGTTGTTGATAGTTTTATCAATCAGCTACGAAATATTCTGTATAGTAGTAGTGAGTATAAAGGAGAATATCAATGAAAGATTTTGACTTTTATAGAGCTAAATATATTCGTGATGGGAAATGGCGAATTGAGTTTTTTGATAAAGACAAAAAGTATGTTGGCTCTATTTATAAAGTAGGGTCGGACGGCGTCCGTGGGTATTGCCAGTGTTTAAATGATCTTGGCTACAAAGCAATTTTATAAAACTTGGATTCTTATAAAGGAGGTTCACAATGATTATTGACTGCAAATCTATTGCACAAGACATCAAAAATAAAATCAAGAATATTATTGCAGAAGCCGACTACGCTCCTGTTTTATATATTTATCAAGTAGGGGACAACCCTGCGTCTAATGCTTATATCCGTGGCAAGCTGCGTGACTGTGAAGAGGTTGGAATCGAAGCAAACCTTATCAAACTGCCAGAAAATATCACTGAAGACGAATTGAACAACAAGATACTAGAAGATTATAATTGGGAAGATGTGGACGGTATCATCGTCCAGCTTCCACTGCCAAAACATATCAACCCCCAAAATATCTGCATTCCAGACGCGGTTGATGTTGATGGTTTTAATTCTACATCTCCATTTCAGCCGTGCACTCCGCTGGGCGTTATGAAGATTTTTGACTCCATCGGTTACGATCTGGATGGCAAGAATGCGCTTGTGTGTGGTCAATCTGATATCGTAGGTCGTCCGTTGGTCGATATGCTGATTAAACGACACTGTAATGTGATCTCTGTGAATAGCACTGGTTCCGCTATGAAAGCAACTGCTCTTGAATTTGAAATGGTCGATGTGATTATTTCTGCTGTGGGTAAGCGCAACTTTATCATACCGTTTGATATTGATCGGGTTAAAGTGTGTATCGATGTTGGTATCAACTATGACGAAAACGGCAAGCAGCACGGTGACTGTGCTGACGCTGTTTATGATATGAAAGATATCAAAGTGACTCCTCGAATCGGTGGGGTTGGACTAATGACACGCGCCATGCTACTTTATAATGTATGTGTAGCGAAATATGGTGAGTATAAGATGGAGAAGGTGATTGAATGAAAGAAGTCCCAATCTGGGAAAAAACGACGCTTACTGTGGAAGAAGCCGCTGCGTACTCTAATATCGGCACACATAAATTAAGAGAAATTACAGACAAGGACGACAAGCAGCTTGTGCTGTGGGTTGGATCAAAACGCTTGATTAAACGCAAAGCACTTGAAAAATACATAGACCAGTCTTATTCGATTTGAAATCAGAGCTTTGGTGTGGTATACTTATAGTGTCACATCAAGGCTCTTTATAGTAAATGTAAGGAGTCTATTTATGGAAAGACGTAAAGATAGTAAAGGCAGAGTTTTAAAAAATGGAGAAAGCCAAAGAAAGGATGGCATGTATCAATATCGATGGACTGATAAAACTGGAAAACGTCACACAATTTATGCGAAAGATTTAAAAGTTCTTCGAGAAAAAGAAAATAATGCTAGTAAAATAATTTCTCAAGGGATAGATTTTGAAGGCGGTAAAATAACAACATATCAGTTTCTTATAAGATATTATGAATTTAAGAAAACATCAATAAAGAAATCGAGTTTGAAGACATATTATACAACGACAAACAAGTTGAAGGATACGTCTATCGGTAATACAAAAATCATTGACGTAAAAATTTCAGACGCAAAACAACTGATTATTGATTTGAGCCAGAATGGGTTGAAATACAGTACAATAAAAACTATAAAAACACTGATAAAAGCTGCATTTAAAATGGCTCAAGAAGATGATTTAATTTTAAAGAATCCGTTTGATTTTCAGCTGAATGAAGTTATAAAAAACGACACTAAAAAAAGAGTCGCATTAACTGAACAACAGTATTCTGATTTGCTTGAATTCGTTTTATGTGATCGAGTCTTTCATAAGTATTATGATGACATCGTATTTTTGTATGAAACTGGAATTCGCGTAAGTGAATTTTGTGGATTAACACTTTCGGACATTGATTTTGTGAAACATGAAGTTGTAATTGATAAACAACTCATCAAAACCTCAAAAGGAGAACTCTACATCACAGATCCAAAATCAAAAGCTGGGTTTCGGACGATTCCATTGAGCGCTGAAGCATATCACGCGATTAAAGCCATTATCAATCGTCGGCCACAAACAAACGAGATGATGGTCGATGGCTATTGTGGTTTCATCTCAATTCATTCAAATGGAACCCCGAAGACCTCTTGGAACATTGAATATGAGCTAAGAGAAATTGCAAAGGCGTATAACAGCCTTTACCCAGAGTGCCAATTACCAAATCTCACACCTCACGTTCTTCGACACACTTTTTGTACCAGAAAAGTTAGCAGCGGCATGAACATCAAGGCAGTTCAATATCTAATGGGGCATAGCTCAGTACAAATTACGCTCGATGTATACACATCAATCGACGCTGATATGATAAAAACTGAGTTTGCAAAAGTGGCACAGATGTGAGAGTTACTACACCAATCACTACACCAATTTTGGTGAAAATACGCCAAGATATGCGAAGATATGCCATACCATGCGGCACATAATAGATTATTGAATACAAATAATTCACGAATTAACGTAATAAAATGCCGATATGTTAAAAAACTGAAAACTTTCTCATAAAAATTGCAAAACCCCTTGATTTTTCAGAGCAAGATGAGTACAATACAATTAGCACTCAGAGAAAAGGAGTGCTAAACCGCTGCGGAGCACACACGAAGCCCCCGCAGGNAAAATAATAACGTTAATTCGTAAATAAAATTGCTGAAATCGCACTTACTACACCACTACTACACCAATTCTGAAACCGAGCTATAAAGTATAATCGTCAAATCCGATTTTGAGTCTTAAACCAAAGAGCTTTGATGTGACAATCGTTGCTCCCACAAACGATGTATAAAATTGAAAATCGCATTTGAAACAATATGAACCAAGGCGTCTGGACACTCTCCAGCGCCTTTTTGTTATAAAAATAAAACGCTAAAAAATGGGGTACTGGTCCAATTAAGGATCAATACCCCATCTGTTTTTATTCTGCTATTGAGTCTAACACGGCGTTGACAACATCCAGTCCAATCTGTCCGGGAGCACTTGAGTCTCCAGCGCTGGCAAAAGTCATGGCAGAGCCAAAGACCTCCCCACATAACCTACTGGCAACACCAAGCTTACTCATGCTGATTGTAACAATAGGAGTAGAAAAATATTTGTTTTTCATTTCAACTGTAGCGGCCAGTAAAGTCAATACATCCGTGCTGTTATGCGGCATAACTGCTACTTTCGGTAAATCAGCTCCGACCTGTTGCATTTTGACCATACGAGAAATGAGCTCATCTTTATCAGGCGTCTTTTGAAAATCGTGGCTTGAACATATAACCACAACTCCAGAAGAATGTGCATTGTCTATCAGCTCACGAATATCATTTCCGGCTGTAAAGAACTCAATGTCGATAAGGTCGGCACAGTCAGTATCTATTACCGTATTGATAAAATCTAAATATTCTTTGTGGGTCAAAGACGCTTCGCCGCCCTCTGCCTTGGTACGGAAGGTCACCAGCAGAAGCTTGTC